TAGTTTGTCTACTGTGTCAAATGATTTGAGGCTTGGCTCATCCCTTAAACCTTCAGGCATTGTAGAAGAATTAAATTCAAAGGAACTAGTTTCTTCAGCAACTTGTCCTGAATCGTCAGGGGCAACTGTTTCTTCAGTCATAATTGTTTTATGTTAAGGTTAAGCTCGTTGCAATAATTGCATACGTGCGGTTTCCTGCATGTCTATTCTTGCACGAATTGCCTCTAGGTCTGCTCCAACTAAATTAATTATTTCCATTACTACAGTCCTTTGGCCTTCTTGCCATGCAGATGTATAAGGGTCATTAGAATGTGAAGTTTTGTAAACAAAATGTGCTTTAGCTAATAAAGCTAATACATCTTTACCTGCTTCTGATCCAAAAACCTCTTTAAAACTTTCTCTTTTAAACTTTTCATTGTTAAAACGGATCTTCATTAATGATTACCTACTGAATGCTTTATATGACACCTAGTGCAATAAGGTGTGTTTTTAAGTTTAGGTGCAATTTTATTAGTAGTAGTTCTACCTGTCAATTCCTTAAATACAGATGCCTCTTGTTTATCCATTGATAAACCATATTTATTTTTTATTGTTTCTGTTTTATTGGCATAATCTACTTTGCCTTGTTTACCTAGCCAATTAGATAAATCATGCTCTCTTTTAGCCCTATTAGTAGCTTTTTTTATTAATTCTAACCCTTTAATATCATGACCAAACTGTCGCTTTTCAGCAATACTAAACTTATTACCGCCTGACTCATGCGCTTCTTTTAATGTAACTATATGATCTGCTTCCCAATTTATTTTGGATCTACTTGTTTCGCCAGTATGAGGATCAACAAAAGATCCTTTGCCAGCTACTCTAGCTTTTCTTAAAACTTTCTTTCGTGTATTGGGCCATTCATCTTTTTTTATCCATTTTTTTCTATTATAATGCTCGCCTATTTCTCTATAAGTCTTTAATTTTTTAGTTTCTAAACCTTCTTTTGTTAATTCGTGCATTATCCTGCCTCAGAATTTAATGCGTTTGCTTTTGCGCCTTTTTCGTTAACTTCTGCTAATACTTGTGCTTGTTGCATTTGCATTTGCTGTTGTTTCTGTTCTTCTTGTGCTTTAACCATTGCTTGTACTTCTTCTTCAGAACGTAAATTAGAAGTAGGTATTTGTAATACTTCAGCAGTGTTTTTAAGGATTTGTTGAGTATTAAAATACATTGGTATTGTTTGATCAATTTGCGCTAATGGCATAATCATTTCAAACAATTGACTCATAGAGTTTAATTCTCCAGATCTTAATGATATAGAAACAGGATTTAGATATTCTATTCTAAAATTGTTTTCCATTTCAGGAGGCATTTCAGGCATTGCCATACTTCTTATTAGAATATTAACTGTTCTTCTAATAAGTGGGTCAAGAAACTCTGCTTCCTGACGAGCCAGTATAGGGCCAAGTACAGGCATCCTTTGTCTCATACGTACAGAAACTTCTGTTGCACTAAATCGCATTACATCACCATCTGGAGCTACAGGGCCGGGTAATTCTAACAAGTCTAAGAAATAACCTTCTCTTATAGCTGATGTACACTTAGCAGATAGTCTTTCTGCGTAATCTGGTCTTGCATTTGTAGGAGCTTCAAAGATAGTGTCTTTACCACCTAGTCCTACAGTGTAGTAGTTTATTGCATCTGGGGTTGTATCAAGTGGATCTAATAATCCTGAGTCTGGTACAAACATAGGAGGAGACACTGCTTTTTGAACTGCTTTAAGATAAGTCTTATCAACTTCAGTAATTAATCTTATGTCAGGCATTATTTCCCATGTTGGGCCTCGACCATAAATTTCTCGATCTGAGCGTTCCCATCTGGCACATATATAAGGCATTTCATCATATCCACCCATTGACAAAACAGTTTTTCTGTCTTTTAAATAATGTACAGATACAAATTGTTTTTTAAATCCTTCTGGCAACATATCTTGTGTTGTCCATGCAGGAAACACTGCGTGTACTACATCGTATTCGTCTAACAATCTTTCTGATGATGCTTTTTTAAGTATTTCTTCTGGCAAATATTCAGGGTTAAATCTTGATATTAAATCTTTTGCTGTCTGCTTGTAATTACGGAAAACTGTATCTATTTCCATTTCACTACCAGAACCTAGTATACAATCAGAAAGAGGGAAATTCCTATATCGTGGGCCAAACCCCGGAACATCTTCTACAAATATAATACCTGTGCCAAAAGAACCTGCTTCTAAATAGTATTGGAAAACTGAACTTTGGAAATTACTAATAGGTCTTGAAATATGAAATTTAACTACTTTAGATGCTTCTTCTAACCATAAAGATACATTACGATTTTTATCTAACTGAGTAACACCTGTAGTTAATTTAAACCACTCAGCACCCATTGGAGTAAACACATTGTGGATATTTGATGCAAAGCGTTTCAATAATCGCATTGCTGTACCTTCAAACGCCATGTCTAACCGTTCATTACCTTTTGACTGAACAGTTATAAAATCAGCACGATGAGGCAATACGTATTCTGCCATATCTTGCCATTGACGTTCCCAATTGTGTCGATTATTCTTTAATTTATCGTGATGCCGATCTATTAAAACACCAAGAGCATTTGCTTCGCCATACGGCATATTGTTATCCAGTTAAAAGTGATGCGGATTTTCCTTGAGTTTGATTAGACATTATTCTTGCTCTAGTTTCTGATTTACTTTTTTTACCAGTAAAACCTGTATATTCATTAGTATTAGGATCTTCACTTCTACTTAAATCATTTTCTGTCAATAACGTAGTTGGAAGTGGTTCATCTACTTCTGTTTCAGATACTATGTCAGTACCCACATCATCTGATTGAGTTAAATCAGATGCATCTCCTATAACATCTGCACCAGCTTCCATTGTTTCTACATATGGCTCAACAACATTATCTATTACCGCATCTTGCACTGTATCTAGTGGATCAGAAACAACATCTAGTATATCTTCAAAAGTACCACCTATTACTTCTTCTTTAATATTTTCAGTTCCTTGATCAACAGCTTCAGTTGCACCTGCATTAAGATCTACTCCTGTATTTGGCGCGCCTCCTCCTCCTCCTCCTCCTCCCATATTAACCTTTAATTTTAATTAGTTTATTATTACGTTCAAACAAAAGTATTTTATAATTTGGTAATAAATCTTTTATAAAGAACCACCAATTGTTTCTTTTTTGATAGTTTTTTTTAATACACAATGGTGATAAAAACAAAATATCTTTTTTTGCACTTTGTATAGGAACAGTCCATGATCCTCGTGTGCTTAATCCATGCTGATTGTTATTTACCCAAAACCAACTCCAATATGCACCTATAGCATTATCTTGTTCTAAACAAATATACTGTTGAGTTTCTAAGAAACTCTTTTCGTAGTAATTAGTTGCAAGATGTTCGGGTAAAGTAGGTATATCTTTCTCATTAGATTCTTTTCTTAAAAATTTGAAAAGGTCTTTAGCTTTTAATGACTGATTCTGTTTGTAATTCGTAGAATCTATTGCTAAAGTTGCCAACTGTTCTGCAGTCAATGAAATCATTCATTTCTACTTTCAATCCGCTACTAAATTCAAAATTAGTTACAACATTTATAAGATCTAACGAGTCCATATCTAAATCATCAAATAAATCTTTATCAAATGTTAGTTCTTCTATAGGTATTCCAGACTCTTCAGAAATACTTTTTAATAAGTTTTTATCTAATTCCATCTATTAAGCAGTTAACATTGAAGCAGATTGACCTTGGGTTTGATTAGCCGCTTGCCTACCACGCATTTGAACTTGTTTTTGTCGATTTGCTTTTAGATTTGCAACTGCATCACTGTCTGAAGACAAATAATCTGGATCTGTTTCTGGGTCTGTTACTGTCTCTACTACTTCTTCTTCATCTGTTTCAGTTGAATCAGAAGCCCAAGCAATTTTTTCTAATTTACCACTCCAATCTTTCACAACATCTGTCACTTGTGATTTAACATCACCACCGGGCTTATCTAGGTTATTACCAGTGGCTCTATCGGTTAAATACCTTCCAGTTTTTTCCGAATATACGCTAGTTTTATTTTCCCACGCTTCTTTATCCCTATCAGAAATAAACGCATCACTAAGTTGGGATTGGACTTTACCCATAGTCCCACCACCACTTTTACATAAAGCAATTTTGCCTTTATAATCAAATGAGTCTTCAGATACTTTTACTAGTTTGTCATCAACGATTTGATAAACAACTTCATTGTAGATTTTCATAGTTACCTTACTTAATTAAATGTTTACGTAATAATACGCATTCTTCTTTATAATCTTTCAATATTTTTGCCCAACCTCTTCTACCAAAGACTTCCATAAAATCACAACCTTCTTGTTTTGCCCAATTTTCTACATATTTTAATGAACTTTGATAGTAATCTTCTAATTTAGTTCCACCTAAAGTTACTATACGACAAGCTATATGATTAGGATGAATCATTATACAAGTTGTACCAGCAGAAACAAACTTGTTATTACTATTATCAATAATTAACCAAAGTCTATATGTCCCATCTATAAGATACTGATATATATCATTTTCATTTAATATCTCATCACTTGTTTTTTTTATAAGATCTTTTACTTTGTCCCATACTTGATCAATTTCGTCTATTGGTACTAAAAGAGTCTTATAATCTTTTGTACTCATGCCATCATATTATCGCTGTGCGAATAATAATTATAATTACTAATTGCTCTTCTAGGTCTGCTTTTTTTCCTACCTACAGAAGCAAACTGTAACGATTGTGATGCATATCTAGTTGCACTCATCAAATCGTCATGTATCTTTACTATTTTCCCATCTTTTCTATGATACATTCTCAGTTCTTCAAACCATGCATGTAAGTAGTTAAAGACTTTAAATCTTCCTGTTTGCATTCTCTGCAACATATCCATAATACCCGGTTCTACAGATATACTACCATCTGAATTAGAAAAATGCTTATGTATCATGTTAAGACCTTGTTTCCTGTACAACTCTGCTAACGGTTTACCTGAACCTTTATCATGTTGCGATCCGTCATGAGGCCATACCACTGGAACCCAATCACCTCGTTCTCTAATTGCCGCTGAATGGACAACTGGTGTTTCAGTAGACTTTCTATAGCAATCATAAACATATACTGTATCTGTATCACGATCCCATGCTAACCAGACTGCCGCAGTTGGGTGATCCCAACCAAAATCTAACCCACATATTCTAGGCCAATACTCAGGCAATGCAAATGGTTCTACTTTTAGATCATCCTCATTTACAGTAAAGACCATACCTGAACCTAGAACTGGTATGCCTTTTGATCTCATGTCTCGTTCATGCGGAGGAAGTGCCGCTAATATTTCTGCTTTAACGTCTTCATCTAAGTGCGTAGCATCATCCCAA